GTGCGGCGGTCTTGATGCGGAAGCACATTGATAATGACGATAGCTGGACGTACCACCGCGATCATGCAATCTTGGAGGTCGTCAGCGAGTATAAGGAGGACAAAGACAATGACTGAGAAAACGATACCCTATGCGCTGCGAATGACGCTGGCAGTGCTTGCAAATAAGCCCGATGATGCCCGCAGTATTTCTGCTGAGTGCGTCACCGCGATGACCAAAGAGCTGATGGGCGTTGTAAGCCGGTATGACCTGATGGACTTCCCGTTCATGGTCGCTGCCCTGCAACTCACCGCGACCTCGCTGGAGTCCCTGCTGGACGAGCATGGCAAGGGGATTGCTGACGGCATCGTCGCCAACACCACCTGCATCACCATTGATGCTTCCGAGCTGAAGCGTCAGGCAAAGGAGGAGTAAGAGTATGGAAATCAAGCGTGGCGACATTTGGTATGTGAGAAAGGACAACTACACCGGCTGTGAGCAGGCGGCAGGCCGCCCGGCAATCATCGTCTCTAACGAGAAGAACAACGCCAGTTCAGAGACGGTAGAGGTCGTATACCTGACCACCCAACCGAAGAAAGACCTGCCGACGCACGTTCTCATCCGCAGCTCTGAGCGCGAAAGCACTGCCATCTGTGAGCAGATTACGACCGTATCGGTTGACCGCCTGCTGGGCAACAAGGGCCACCTGACCCCGGCAGAGATGACCAACGTGGAGGTTGCAATGCTGATCTCGCTGGAGCTGGAAGTTGGAAAGCCCGTAGAGAAAATCGTGGAGGTCACGAAAGAAGTTCCGGTCATCCGGGATGTCAAGGTGTCTACGCCGGCGTCAAATCCGAACATGGCTGCGGAGCTGGCCGCAGCGAAAGCCAAGTGTGAAATGCTCCAGACCATGTACGAGAGCCT